TTTAAACCTAAGTTTGATAAAGAAGGACAGGCTAAAAAATCTGCAAAGAATAAAAATTCTAAGTGGTATGGTATGACTGTAGAACAAATATTACAGGCTTGGGATAATGAAACTGAAAGAGCTATTAATCTTGGTAATTTTTATCATAACCAAAGAGAATCAGACATGCTTGATTTTAAAACAATTGAGCGTGGAGGAACTGAAGTGCCAATTGTTAAACCACTTATAAATGAGAATGGTATAAAATTAGCACCAGAACAAAAGTTAAGTGATGGTGTTTATCCAGAACATTTAGTTTATTTAAAATCTGTTGGACTTTGTGGTCAGGCAGATGTTGTAGAAATTGTAGATGGTTATATTAATATCAATGATTACAAGACTAATAAAGAAATTAAAGAAAAAGGATATACTAACTGGGAAGGTATTACAAGTAAAATGTTTAAACCTGTTAATCATTTAGATGATTGCAATTTAATGCACTATTCTTTACAGCTCAGTATTTATGCGTATATTATTAAAAAGCATAACCCTTCTTTAAAGATTGGTAAACTTACAATTCAACATGTAAAGTTTAAACAGATTGGTGAAGACTCAAATGGTTATCCAATTAATGAACATTATAATGGAGAACCTATTTTAGATGAAATAAAAATGTATGAAGTACCATATTTAAAGGATGAAGTTAATTCATTAATAATGTGGTTAAAAGATAATAAATAAAATTATGTTAGTAAGACTATTTGATATTCAGAACAGTAAAGTAATACCATCAGAACATTGCTATGCATTACCTTTTTTAAATGCTATTATGGAAAATTATCCAGATACATATTTAAAAATTTACCAGTACATATTTTATATGAGTTGTCCTAATCCAGATATGAATCCTTTTTTTAATATACCAGAACATGAAAAAGAAGATGTTATTATTGAAGAAGTTCAACTAGAAGATTCACCAGAAGATCCTAAAATAAGATATGCATTGGATATGTGTTATAAGTTATATGAAACACCTACCTTCAGAGCTTATAAAGGTATTAAATCAATGCTTGATAGATTAGCTAAATACATGGAAGTAACTGCTATTGAACATGGTAGAGATGGTAACATAAACTCCATGGTAAATGCAGCATCTAAATTTGAACAAATTAGACAATCATATAAAGGAGCCTTTGTTGATATGAAACAAGAACAAGAAAGTTCTGTACGCGGTGGTGCAGGATTAGCATATGACCAAATATAATAAACCATTAAAATAAAAAAAAATGATACAACAAGTAATACCAGTAGGAAAGAAGTTATTGATTAAACAAAAAAAAGCTGAGGCATTTTTTAAAAATACAAACATTATTATACCTGATACAATGTTAAAAGTTGAAAATAAAGGTACTGTAGTTGCTGTAGGTGAAGGTGTTACAGAAATTAAAATAGGAGATATGGTTCAATATAGTGACCATTGTTTACCAACAACAATGTTACATGATGATGAAGATCATTTGTTAATACACGAAGGTGATGTGTATGCTAAGTTTAAATATGTATAAATCCATACCTACATATAAAGATAATTCTTGGATAACTACAGAATTTGAAACTAGACAAGATTTTGTAGATTATGTTTTAAGTATATTTAATGTCCCTGGTCATTATGAGTTTAATAAACTATCTTTTAAGTTTAATGAACAAGCTCAAATATTTAATGAACAGGGATTTTATTGTAATAAACCATTTAGATCTAAAGATTTTACTCAGTATTGGGAAGATCAAAAAATTAAATGTAGAGAAGGAGTTATTTATAGTGATGGAGATAAAAGTTGGTATTTAACTAGAGACTATTACATGTGGTTAAATTTCCTTCCAATCTTTGATAAAGAAGAAAAAAGATATGGCTTTGCTAAAGTACGTGATGCACAGTATCACATGGCTTTATATGAGCAACTTGCAGAACTACATTACAAACATTCAGCTATATTAAAAAAACGTCAGATAGCATCTTCATATTTTCATATGGGTAAAATTATAAATACCTATTGGTTTGAAGAAGGAAGTATCTGCAAGATTGGTGCATCACTTAAAGATTTTATAAATGATAAAGGATCATGGAAATTTTTAGATGAATATAAAACATTTTTAAATGAACATACTGCTTGGTATAGACCAAGTAATCCTGAAAAAGTTTTATTATGGCAACAACAAATTGAGGTTAGAATTGGTAATAGAAAAACAGCAAGAGGATTAAAATCAAAAATACAAGGTGGTTCATTTGAAAAGAATGCAACTACTGGAGTAGGGGGGCCATGTTCAATTTTCTTTCATGAAGAAGCTGGCATTGCTCCAAAGATGTCTGAAACATATGAGTATTTACGTCCTGCTATGTCTTCAGGTATGATTACTACAGGTATGTTTATTGCAGCAGGATCTGTTGGAGATTTAGAACAATGTAATCCTTTAAAAGAAATGATTACTAATCCAGCAGCAAATGATATATATGCTGTAGAAACCGATCTTATTGATGCAGATGGTACAATAGGTATGGCTGGTTTATTTATTCCAGAACAATGGTCAATGCCACCATACATTGATGACTATGGAAACTCTTTAGTAAAAGAAGCTGAAGTAGCAATTCATGAAGAAAGAGAGAGATGGAAAAATGAATTAAATGGTGAACAGTTTCAATTAAGAATATCTCAGAAACCTTTAAATATTGCTGAAGCTTTTGCTTATAGAAAAGCATCTGTATTTCCACAAGGCATTCTTAGTAGACAACAAAAAAGGATTGAAGAAAAAACATATCCTTATGAACTTGTTGAATTAGATAGAGATGAGAAAGGTGTCTTTGCTAAAAGGACTAATAAACTTCCAATAAGTAGATTTCCTGTTGACAAGAAACAAGTGGATAAGACAGGAAGTATTATTGTTTGGGAACGTCCTGTCAAGAGTCCTGAGTTTGGGGCTTATTACGCCTCTATTGACCCTGTATCAGAAGGTAAGACTACTACATCAGATTCCTTGTGTAGTATTTTTGTTTATAAGAATGCAACAGAGGTTACAAGAACTATGATATCCGGAGATGTTGAACAATTTTTAGAGAAAGATAAAATTGTTGCATCATGGTGTGGTAGATTTGATGATATTAATAAAACACATGAAAGATTAGAATTAATTATAGAATGGTATAATGCATGGACTATAGTTGAGAATAACATATCTTTGTTTATACAACATATGATTGCCAGAAAGAAACAAAGATATCTTGTACCTAAACAACAAATTTTATTCTTAAAAGATCTTGGTTCAAACAATACTGTATATCAAGAGTATGGATGGAAAAATACAGGTACATTATTTAAAAGTCATTTAATATCATATGCAATTGAATTTTTAAGAGAAGTTATTGATGAAGAAACTGATATTAGTGGTGTTGTTACAAATCAAACTTTAGGTGTTGAGAGAATACCTGATGGTATGCTCATAAAAGAAATGCTTGCATATTATCCTGGGCTTAACGTAGATAGATTAGTTGCATTTGGAGCTTTAGTTGCTTTTGTAAAAATACAACAATCAAATAGGGGTTTTTCAAAAAGACGTGAATCAGAAGAGAAATCTTTGGATAATTCAAAAAATTTGTATAAATTAAAGTATAGTCCGTTCAAGAATATTGGACGTACTGGAAACAATACTGGAAATACAATAAAAAGATCAGGCTTCAAAAATTATAAATAAATTAACTAAATTAAATTTAGAATGAAAGTACTTAATGCAATGCAGTTAAAAGCTGGAGCAAGAAAAGAAGAAGGACCTACCTTTTCTAGTTTAACGCAACCTATTCAGTTTTTACCTTATAGTGAAAAAACAGATGATTGGGCTGCATGGAATTTAGATTGGTTAGAACTACAAGGTATAGAGTTTTTAAAACTTAATGCTAGAAGACTTTTAAAAAATTATAAATTAGCTAAAGGGATTATAGATAAAACAGACTATATAGTTGAACCTGATAATGACTATAAAGATTTAATGGATGTTCTAACTAAAGAAAATGATTCAGCTTTAGAACTTAAATTTTATCCCATCATTCCAAATGTAATTAATGTATTAAGTGGAGAATTTTCCAAAAGATATAATAAAGTACAATTTAGAGCTGTTGATGATAGGTCATATAATGAAATGCTTGAAGCAAAAAAGACTCAAGTTGAAGAAGCATTACTTGCAGATGCTGAAAAAAAATTAATAGAAAAAATGATCCAAATGGGAATGGATCCTGCATCTGATGAAGCTAAGCAACAACTTGCTCCTGAAAATATTAAAACATTACCTGAAATAGAAGATTTCTTTAGTAAGTCTTATAGAAGTTCTGTTGAAGAATGGGCTTCACATCAATTAAATGTTGATGAAGAAAGATTTAAAATGCAAGAACTTGAAGAAAGAGGTTTTAGAGATATGCTTATTGCTGATAGAGAGTTCTGGCATTTCCGTATGTTAGAAGATGATTATGATATTGAATTATGGAATCCTGTATTAACATTCTATCAAAAATCTCCAGATCAAAGATATATTTCTGATTCAGCATATGTTGGTAAAATTGATTTAATGACAGTGGCTGATGTTGTAGATAGATATGGATACTTAATGAGTCAACAACAATTAGAATCACTACAAAGAATTTATCCTGCAAGATCTGCACAATATCAAGTTAATGGATATCAAAATGATGGTTCTTATTATGATGCAACAAGATCACATGCTTGGAATACTAATTCACCCGGTTTAGCTTATAGACAATATACAAGTAACTATATGGCAGATCCTGCTAGAGGTGGTGATATTTTAACACAAATTTTAAGTCAAAGTGAAGACTTAGCTTATTTTGGTGATAGTAATTTAATGAGAGTTTCTACAATTTATTGGAAGACTCAAAGAAAAATTGGGCATCTTACTAAAATAGAAACTGATGGTGAAGTTACTCAAGAGATAGTTGATGAAACATTTAAAGTAACTGAAAAAGCTATATATGATACATCAATATTTAAAAACAAAACAAAAGATACTTTATTACAAGGTGAACATATAGATTGGATTTGGATTAATGAAATTTGGGGTGGTGTTAAAGTTGGTCCAAATGTACCTGCAATGTGGAGAAGTTCAACAAGTAGTGAAATAAATCCAATGTACTTAGGTATTAATAAAACTAAACCCGGAAGATTACCATTCCAATTTAAAGGAAACAACTCTTTATATGGTTGTAAATTACCTGTAGAAGGTAGAGTATTTTCTGATAGAAATACTAGATCTACTTCTTTAGTAGATTTAATGAAAGCATATCAAGTTGGATATAACATGGTTAACAATCAGATTGCTGATATCTTAATTGATGAATTAGGTACAGTAATTATGTTTGATCAAAATGCATTACCACGTCACTCAATGGGAGAAGATTGGGGTAAAAACAATTATGCTAAAGCATATGTAGCAATGAAGGATTTTCAAATGCTTCCACTTGATACTTCAATTACTAATACAGAAAATGCTGTAAACTTCCAACACTACCAGACTCTAAACATGGAGCAAACAAGTAGATTGATGAGTAGAATACAATTAGCTAATTATTTTAAACAACAATGTTTTGATGCAATAGGAATTAATGCTCAAAGATTAGGTGGTGCTGTATCAGCAGAAACAGCCACTGGAGTTGTTAATGCAATGCAACAATCATACGCTCAAACAGAAATTTACTTTGTACAACACTCAGATCAATTGATGCCAAGAATACATCAGATGAGAACAGACTTGGCACAATACTATTATAGTACAAATCCAAGTATAAGATTAAGTTATATATCTACTGAAGCAGAGAAGGTAAACTTTACTATTAATGGTACTGATCTTCTATTAAGAGATTTTAATGTATTTGCTACAACTAAAACAAATCATAGAGCAATACTTGAACAGTTAAAACAAATGGCTTTAACTAATAATACAACTGGTGCTAGTATATATGAACTTGGAAATATTGTTAAAGCAGATTCTATTTCTGAAGTAACTGATATTTTAAGAGATGCTGAAACAAGAGTAACAGCTCAAAGACAAGAGGAAATGCAACAACAACGTCAAATGCAAGAACAACAATTACAAGCACAAGCGCAAGAATCTCAAATGAAAGTTCAAATGATGCAAGAAGAAGCAGATAAAGATAGGCAAAATGATATTACTATTGCTGAAATTAAAGCTGCAGGATATGGAGCTGGTGTTGATATAAATCAAAATCAAATAAATGATTATCAAGATGCATTAAAAGATATTCAAGAAACCACTAAGTATAGAGAGCAAATGAATATGAAACGTGAGGAGATGGTAAGTAAATCATCCATGGAAGGGCAAAGACTGCAAGTTGAAAGAGAAAAGATTGCAGCACAAACACAGATAGCAAATACACAATTGGATATAGCAAAACAAAATAAAAATAAGTATGATCAAAAGAAATCAGAAAATAAATAATTTGTGTTAGCTATATACTGCAAAAAACTTTGTAATATTATCAAATATAATAAGTTTATTATAGTATAAACAAAATAAAGATTTGTTATATTGTATATATAAAGTATTAATTATTAAACCAACAATAAGATGAGTACCAAAAACAACACAATGAGTAGTAACGTAGAGACTTTAGATATTGATTTAGATACAATATTCAATGCAGCACCAAGTGGTGATGATATGACTTTGCCATCTGGAAAAGAAACTAAAACTACAAATAACTTTTTTTCAGGAATAAATAAAAAAGCAGATTTTTCATTTGCTGATCCAGATGCAGATGATGCAGATGATTTAACTGATGTAGGTAAAACTACAACATCTAATACAGATCTTCTTGCAGATGATGATGAAGATGATGTCACACCTAAAGTAACTAAAGAAGATGGTAAAAGTATTCTTGATAGTTTAGGTAGTGAAGAAGATGAAGAAGAAAAAAAAGAAACTAGAGGTAGAAAATCTATTTCTGGAATTTCAGATGTTTTTTCAAAAATGATTAAAGAAGATAAGTTAGTTCCATTTGATGATGAGAAATCTTTGGATGAATATACAGCAAAAGATTGGGAAGAATTAATTGAAGCTAATTTAGAAGAAAAAGCAAATCAAGTAAGACGTGAAACTCCTAAACAGTTTTTTGCTAGTTTACCTGAAGAATTACAAATTGCTGCTAGATATGTAGCAGATGGTGGTACTGATTTAAAAGGTTTATTTTCAACATTAGGTCAAGTAGAAGAAACTAAAGATTTAGATGTTAAATCTGAAAGAGATCAAGAATTAATTATTAAAGAATATTTAAGTGCTACTGGTTATGGTACTTCTGATGAAATTGCAGAAGAAATTGAAATCTGGAAAGACTTAGGAAAACTTGAACAACAAGCTGCTAAGTTTAAACCAAAATTGGATAAGATGGCAGAACAAATTGTTATCAAAAAAGTTCAAGAACAACAACTAAAACAAAAACAACAAGAGCAAGCTTCTAAAGCTTATATGCAAAATGTATATGACACTTTAAAAGATGGTAACTTGGGAGATATTAAAGTTGATAGAAAAACTCAAGCAATGTTGTATAATGGTTTAGTTCAACCAAGTTATCCTTCAGTGAGTGGTAGAAATACAAATCTATTAGGACATCTATTAGAAAAGTATCAATTTGTAGAACCAAACTATGCATTAATATCAGAAGCATTATGGTTATTGCAAGATCCACAAGGATATAAAGCAAAGATAATGGACAAAGGAGCTCAACAAAGTATTGAGCAAACAGTAAGAAAATTAAAAACAGAACAAGGAAATCATAGTTCAACATCTCTTGGCATTCAAGATAAAGATGAAGAAACAAGAAAACAACCAACAAAAAAATTGCCAAGAACCAACAACATTTTCAAAAGGATTTAACAATCAAATATATAAACAATTAATAATTAAAAACAAGTAAAAATTATGGCAACTCCAGTATTAAATAATGGGATTTTCCTAAGAGATACTAGCTACAAAGCAAGTTCTCATGTTGATTCTTATCACTTGACTCAGATGCTAGGTTCAGCA